GCTTCGCGGCGCCCGCGGTCCGGGCCGGCTTGATGCACAGCGTGTCTGCGACGAATGCGGCGGTCATCGTGACGCCCAGGCGCTCGCAGATCGTGCCGAGATTGAGCGTGGCCGGCTCGTCGGCTGCGGCCGGTGCAGGCGGTACCAGCGCGACCACTGGAGCCGGCGCAGGTGCCGGTGCTGCTGGCAATGCCTGCGCGATGGCCGCGCGCGCCGCCGCTTCCTCGGCTGCCTTTCGCGCAGCTTCTTCGGCCTGGCGGCGTTGCTCGGCCGCGCGGGCTTCGGCCTCGGCGCGTTGCCGCTCGCGCGCTTCCTCGGCGGCCTTGTGCGTGGCGATCCGCGCTTGCAGCACCGCGCCGAAGTCGTCGGCCGCCTTATGCACGAGATGGCCCAAGTCGGCAAACAGGAACTCAAGGCCAGCGGCCTGCTGCTGGAAGGTGGCAACGTTGGTGCGGATGCCGCGCGCCATCGCGTCGGCTGCGATCTTTGCCGAGGCGAGCAGGCTGCCGAGCTTGTCCTCGATGCTGGCCACGGTGCGCAGGCCCTTGATGGCGCCCGCGAAGTCGGCCGGCAGCGCGGGCAGCCGCATCGGCGCGATCTCGGCATTGAGCCCGGCGACGTGCTTGTTAAGTGCGCGGTGTGCGCGCGTCACGGCCTCGTCCTTGACTTCGGTCTTGCGCCGGCTCACCAGCTTGTCGAGGTCGAGCCGCACGGCGCGCGCTTCGGCGCCGATGTCGTCAAGCGCTCTGAACAGCGCGTCGATGCTGGCGGTCTGCGACAGCGCGTGCTCCTTCGCTGCCTTGAGCCGCGACTCGACATCGGCGCACCACTTCACGGCCTTCTCGGCGTCAGCGAAGTCGGCGTCGGTGCGCAGCTCGCGGTTGACGCTGCGGATCGTCGCCAGCGCGGTCGCTTTGAACTCGGCGAGGTTGCTGGCCGTGACCTGGCCGGTGACTTCGATAAGCAAGGCGGGCAGCGTCTCCGGCGCACGGCCGACAGGCGCCGGCTCGGGTGACTCGGGCAGCACGTAGGCGGCCAGGTCGCGCTCGAACTGCGCCCAACCATCAACGATCTGCTGGCGCAGCGTCGCGTCGCTGGTGTACCAGCAGTGCTGCTCCTCGATGAGGCTGCCCTCGGCGTCCCAGGCGCTGGTCATGAACAGCACGCGCTCGGCGCCGCTGACGATGAGCTGCTGCTCCATCTGCGCGCGGTGGTGCAGCGGCAGCGCGTCCTGGCCGGCGCCGTCGGCGATGGCGCGGAACGCGGCGCGCAGCTCGTCGTTGAGCGCCTTGTGCTCGAAGCAGGTGGTCTCGTCGAGCGTGATGCCGTCGAAGCTGGCGGAGAGCCGGCCCGCGGAGCCGACGACCGGGAACAGCTCGGCGCCGATGAACTCTTCGGCCAGCGGCCGGGCCAGCGCCTCGGCGCGGTGGCCGTTGTCGAAACGCTTCTTGGTCGCGATGTCGATGTCGCCGGCGACACCGGTGTGCAGCTCCCGCAGCAGCTGGGCCCGGGTTTTGTACGGGCTGCAGCCCATCATCGCTGGCGCGTCCGATGCGTTGAAATGGTTGGCGCGGTATGCCGCCCACTCGGGCGAGCCCTGGATCAGGTTGTGGATCTTCACTGCCCGCTCCCTTCGCCGGCGGCCAGGCCGGCCAGGAAGTCGTCGTGCTCGCCCGTTTCGAGCCTCTTGTTGGTCTCCGGCGGCGGCGAGGACTTCTTCAGCGACAGAATCTTGGCCTTCTGCTCCTCGGAGAAGGTCGCCCTGGTGCTGAGCGTGGCCAGGAGGTCGGACGCCGACTTCCTTCCGTCGGCGACCAGCTTGGTCCAGGCCGGCAGGTGCGTGGCGAAGGCGTCTTCGGCATACGCCGGCAGGGTCGGCGCCATGGCCGCAGCCTGCGTGATGTTGTTGGTCACCGGGCCGTCGAATTCGCCGCGGAAGTCTTCGAGCTCGTCGGTGGTGTAGATCCCGAGCAGTGCGCCCGGCACGAACGCACGGGCCCAATTCTTGACCTGCAGGTAGCCCAGCTGCTGCTTCGGGTTCACCTTCCACAGCGGGCTGTTCTTCGTCGTGATCATCGCGATCGACAACCACTCGCCCCAGCAGACTGCCGACTCACCGCGGAGCACCGCTCCGACCCGGCACTCGAGCGCATTGCCTTCGCCGCGGTACTCGTAGTGGAAACTGCCCTTGATCGCGCCTGACTGCATCACGACCGCGTTGACCAACTGCGCCTCGTACCCGATCTTCCCGTTGATGACGTGCGCCTTCTGCGCGACCGCGAACGGGTTGAGACCCCAGATCATGGCCTGCGTGACGATTGCCATGCAGTCGCCGAGATTGCCCTTCAATTCCTTCGGCACCGACAGCGCGCTGTTCGACAGCGCCTCGGACATGCGCCAGATCTTGTCGAAGTTGCTGTCGTCCAGGATGTCGCGCGGCGTGAATGCGCGCTGCAGGAGTCGATCGAACTCGGACTGAGCGCGCTCCGGCGTGACGACGGTGTCGGCCTGCGCGGCCTTGCCGCTGGTCTCGGATTCGGTGATCATGTGATGGGTCCTCGAAGTAGTGTGGTTGTGTCGCGCGCTCACCAAAAAATCGCCGCCAGCGCCGCCAGCGCCGCCAGCGCGACGACGAACAGCACCGCGATGCCGGCGCCCTCGGGCACCGCGTCGTCGTAGTCGGCGCCGATGTCCGTGCAGCATTCCGCCGGGCCGACCGGGATCGTCGAAACGAAGTCGCCGCTGCCCAATCGAGAGGTGTCCACCATCATCATGACCCCCATGTCCTGCCTGCGTTGAGCGAGGCCAGCTCGCACCGCATGGTGCACACGCGCCCGCGCCACTCGCGCAGGTGCAGCGAATCGATCAGTCCGTCCCTGGCGCATGCGCGCAGGTAGGCCTCTGTCTCGCTGATCTCGTAGACCAGCCAGGCGCGGCGCAGCGCGCGACGGACATAGCGGATGGTGGCGATCAGGGTCAGCGTGCCGCGCGCGCCGGAGCGCAGCACGTAGCGCGCGGTGAAGGCGCGCATCACTCGGCCACCTTGACCGGCCGGCCGCTGGCGTCCAGCTCGTACCAGACATCTGGCTTGATTCCGTTCTGGCCGACCATCGACGAGAACACGCCGAGCAGGCGGCCGTGGTCGTCACGGTGCGCGAGCACGATGGCGCCACCGGCGGAGGCCTTGCCGCGCGCGCCAACGCCGAGCGCTGCCGCGACGGCCCCTTCGCCGGTCGTGGCGGCGTTGGCCCTGTAGCCGGTCGTGGCGGCGTTGGCCTTGTCGCCGGTCGTGGCGGCGTTGGCCATGTAGCCGGTCGTGGCGGCGTTGGCCCTGTAGCCGGTCGTGGCGGCGTTGGCCATGTAGCCGGTCGTGGCGGCGTCATCGGGGCCGCCGGCCTGGGCCAACTTCTCGATCGCTGCCGCGTCGGCGCCGCTCGTCAGGACCGTCTGGCGCACGCGCTCGCCGGTATCCAGGTCGGCGAACACGCGATCGAGCAGCCAGACCGCGTCGCTGTAGCGCTTGTCGGCGTTCAGCGCCGCGTGCACGGCGGCGAACTGGCCGCCTTGCGGGAAGTGCTCAAGGAACCAGCGGTAGCCGTCCGAGCAGGCCCTCCACGCCTTCAGACGGTCCTTGGTGATGGCGAGCTTGTCGGGGACCGGCTCGGTGGTTTCGAGGGGGGGTTCGGCGGTCTGCATCCGGTTTCTCCTGGCAGCGTGGTGCTGTCGGATGCATTGCACCATAGTTAACAGCTTGCGTCAACTCTAGTTCAGACAGGCTCGGCCGCGCGCTCTGCGGTCGAGGCTGTGATCAGCCCAGTCGGGTGAGTGCGATCAGAGCGAGGACGGCGCAGCAGCCGGCCGCAACGAAAGCCGCGGCGCGGATGCTGCTGGCCTTGGCGTCGATGCTGATCAGCAGGCGCTTGATCTGCTGCAGCTGGTCTGTCGCCTGGTCGCTGGTCTTGGCGGTGGCGGCGACGTTGCCTTCGAGTTGGCGCTGGCGGCGATCGTGCTCGGCGGTGTCGATCACGTGGCGTTCGTCGGCGCGAGCGTCAGTCGCACACGGTCTGAAGGTAGGTGCCGCGGTTGAACGTGCGGCAGTTCGTGGCGGTGGCAGGTGGCGGCGCCACGGGCTGCGGCCGCGCAGAGAACTCTGGTTGCCAGATGGCGTTACCTATGGTTCAATCGAAGCATGCAGAAGTCCAAGGCTCTCGAACTGCTGGGCGGCAGCACGGCCGCCGCGGCAAAGGCGATCGGCGTGAGCTATCAAGCCGTCGGGAAGTGGCCCGATCCGTTGCCGGATCGGATCGCCGACCGCGTGATCGCCGCCATAGCCCGCCAGCACCTGCCGCCCGAGCTGCTGGGTGAAGAGGCTGCGCCC